CAAGGCCCTGCACGTAGTCCTGCACCTCATACCCCTTGTCCGCGAGGGCTTGGGAGATATCATAAGGCGCATAGACCGTATTGTCCTCATCGTCCTCATAGGGAAGGTAAATTCGGAAGCCACCGCGATCCCGCATCTCCGGCGGCACCGACTTGAACAGCTTCGCATAGGTGTTCGGGTCCCACGCACGACGGTACGGCAGCGCCTTCCTGAGCGGAACGGCTTCGGCCATCATCTGCTCGGTTTCAGCGAGATACTTCTTGAACGACACCGGAATAGCCTCCAAACGCGCGGGCGCGCCGCGCCCGATTCTGATTCCGCGTATTTATTGAGGGAGGCCGCTATTCTGGCTGAGCGTCCGGCCAAGCGATGCGGAAGCGAACTGCATCCGCATCGGAGGCGATGAGCAGGAGATGCACCGTGACGGTGCTGACTGGCACTTCGATAATGCGGCCGAGCGCCGCACAGAATTTGCGCATCGTTGAGATCGTGCGCTCCTAAATGCGGTACTCGAACCCTTCCGTCAAACTGTCCCGGCACCATTCCTCAATGTCGGGGCGGAGCTTCGTCGTACCTTGAGGAATGGCGGTCATCAGATAATGCGGCGGGTTATATCCCGCTTTCCTGAGTACTGTGTCTTTTGCCATGTCGGCCAGAATGACTGAAGTGTTTTGGTAATGCCGATACCCGTCGAACTCCACGACCAAATTTCGGTCCTTGACCAGAATGTCTGGGCGCATCTGGCGCCCGCTAATCGAAAGAGATTTGTTCGATACAACGTCGCTGTTCGGAAACCGCTGTTTAACAAAATCCAAAGGTGTTTCTTCGGTGAGAAACATCATGGCGGTATCCTTTCGCGGATACGCTGTATAACACCGTGTGCGGATATTGCAACAAAAAAGGGCGGATGCCGAAGCATCCGCCCTTTTCCAGTATTCGTGGATTACATGAAAGACACGTTGGAAGCCACACCAACGAGCCCCAAGTAATCCGCCGCATTGCCCAGCGAGGACGCGCTGTTGGTGAGTTCGACGTAGCCATAGCGGGTCATGAAGGACACGACCGGCTCCATGGTGTTCGGGTCGATCAGCACGCCGGAGGAGGTCAGCGGCACGTACGGGCAGTAGAACGCAGCGGCGTCCATCTCATTGCCCTTGTACCCCACCAGCACCGGGGTCTGGTCAGACGCGTACTGGTCAACGTACACGCGCATGGAGTTGTTCAGGGTGCCGACGTACTTGGTGTTCGTGGGCGCCTCGAACACACCCTCGGTGGTGCGGGCGAACGCGGAAGTCGTCGCGCTCTGGAGAATGGTCAGAGCGGTCGGGGAAACAACGCACCAGTTACCAGCGCCCCGGCGGGTACGGGCGGCGATCAGGTTGGCCTGACGGTTGATCAGGATCGCCAGAGCAGCGTGGACATCGCCGACGAAGGTCGGGGTGCCGGTCACGTTGTTCATGTCGAAGGTCAGGGTCGGAGCGCCCGGTAGAGCACGCAGGGAGACGAGAATCTCCTGATCGATCTCGGCGGTGATCTCCTGTGCCAGAGCAGCCATGATCTCGGCCTCGATGTCGATACCCTGCTGCGCCTGCGCGTCCTGAGCGGCCTCGAAGGTCCAGCGAGCGGACAGCTTGCGGGTCTTGGCCTCGACCACTTCCTTGAGGATTTGGATGCTGATCCGGTTACCGGCGACGCCTTCCAGTGCGGAGGTCGCGGCGGCCTTCGGGGTGTTGGCATTGCCGTTGCCGGAGTAGGCGCGGGCGATGTCGAACGGGCTCAGGGCCTCGGAACCGGCGGTCACGCCAGCGTAGGTGTCGGCGTAGCGGACGCGCAGAGTGTGAATCTGGGCGACGGGGCCGGTCATCGGCTGCACGCCGATGATCTCGTTGGCGATCACGGTCGGCATCACGCGGCGGATGACCGGGAGAATCACCTTGTTCAGCGTCGCGACGTTGGCAGCGTTGGTCGCACCAGCGGTGGCAGCCTCCATCAGCTTCATCTCGCGGCGGGTGTTCTCAAGGACGGTCTCCATCATCTTCTTCTTGTTGGGGTTCGGAGAACCGTCGAAGTTGTGGGTCAGGTCACGACCCTCGCAGAGGGCCTTCTTGGTGGCCTGCCACTGGGACTCGAAAAGCTTCGTCATTAAAGTCAACTCCTGAAAGGACTTCTGAAAGTGGTTTGGTTAAATCGCTTACTTCGTCACGATGCCTGCAAGCCGGACGACCTCCGCGATCTCGTTGTCGATTTCAGACTCGGCCTGAGCCGCTTCGAACAGGCGGTTCGCACGCTGGTCACCGGTCACCACGGTGGTCGGCTTCGCGGCGGGACGCTTGTTCTGTTCGTTCAGGACCGTCTTGTTCTGCGCGGGAGCCCTGCGCGTGGTCTCATCGAGCACCACCGGCAGCAGCTTGTTGAAGGTCTCGCGGAGCGCCTCAGTCTTGACGGTCTCCAGCATTCCCTCCATGACGGCCCGCTTTTCGCCGCGCAGGTTGCTGAGCAGTTCGCCCATCACCTTGCTGCGGGCGGCGCGGTCCTCGGCCAGCTTCGCGCGGCGCTGCGCGATCTGACCTTCCTTCACCGCTTCGTCGAGCTTCGCCTTCGCTTCGGCGATTTCCTTCTCCTTGGCCTCAAGGACCTTTTGGAGCTTGCGGATTTCGGTGCCCTCGGCGAGATACGAAGTCATGAACTCGGCAGCCACGGCCTCGAAGATGCGCCGCCCGAACATGTTCTGGCGGTTGCGTTCGATGTCCTCGTGAAGCTGGGTCATCTCGCGCTTGAGGCTCTCGGTGACGACCTTCTCCACGGTCCGGGCGGCTTCCTTCACGAAGCGGCTCTGGGTCTCGCGCAGACGCTTGCGGCTCTCGGCCACGAGCTTGACGCGAGTTTCAACGAGAGCGCGGTGGTCCTCAGCGAACTCCTTGAGTTCCTTGCTGACTTGACGAACCACGAACTCGTCGATCTTGGCGAGCCGGGCAGCCTGTTCGGCGGCCAGCGACTCCTTCATCTGAGCGAGCTTCTCGGCGGTAGCCAGCTTCTCGGCGACCAGCGCCTTCTTCTGCTCGCGCAGCTTGACGATTTCCTTGGTAAGCTGCTCGGTCACGAAGGCGCGGGTGGCCTTCATGTTCTCGGACAGCTTGGTGCGAAGCTCACGGCGGCACTCCTTGAGCGCCTTGCGGAAGGCGTCGCGCGCCTCCACAAACTGCTCGACGGCAGCCACCTTTTCAGCCTCGTGCTTCTGGACCACATCGGTGATCATGCGGTCCATGGCTTCCACCATGATGGCCTTGTCGTGCTCGTAGCGGGCCGCCAGTTCCTCACGGACGGCGACTTCCGCCTGCTCACGGGCCTCGGCAACCTTCTTGTCGAAAGCTTCCTGCAACTGGGTGGTAAGCTCGGCAGGGAGCAGACCCTCAGGCAGAAGCTTGGCAATGGTATCCATCGAAACCAATCCTCTCAAATCGAATTCAGTTTCCGAATGGCCTCAAGAAGTTCCTTGTGGAGGTACTTCTGTGCCTTCGGGTCGTGCGACACGGCTTCTGCGAGATCGGCGATCACGCGGCCACGCCGCGTGTTCAGCGCCTCGTACACGGGTTTCGGGTATGCGTCGGGCGCGGAGGGCCGTGCCACGATATCAACGGTGATGATCTCGAACTGCGAGACGATACCGCGTTCATCGACATTGCCCACACCACGGCTCGACACGCCGAGCTTTACATCGCTCTCGATCAGCGTCCGGATGATGTTGCCCATCGGCGTGGGGAGAATCTTGAGCTTCCCCATACCGGCCGAGCCATCCATCCACATCTGGGTAATCATGTGCGAAACACGGTCGAGATTGATGGTAAGCTCCTCGGGGTGGTCGCACTCGCCAAGGACACTCTCACCGCGCTTGAGAATCTCGTTGATGCGAGACACGGCGTTCTCGATCTCCGAGACCGGGTAGATGCGCTCATTGTGATTGCGCACGCCGCCCTGAATGAAGATGCCCTTCATGTAGAGCGACTTGCTGCCGTCCTTCGCAGGCTCGGAGGCTTCAACAACCACCCGAGCCTGATCGAAAGACTGCCATTCGGTGAGCATGGTCATGATGGCGTTGTCCCCGAACCGCGCGGCTTACTTCTGGGTCTTGTCCGCGAAGTCCTTGTTGAGGACGGCCGACTTGTCGCCTTCGGCGGGAACGGTCGAACGACCATCCTCGGCCTTGGCCTTGTTGTTCTTGCGCTTCGGCATCGGCTTCACGGCAGGCGCCGGTTCGCGCTCGAAGCCCTCGTGCTTGTCGGACTTCACGGTGACGGGCTTCGCGTCGTTGACGTTCGCCTTGCTGGTCGGCAGCACGGACTTGCTGTTCTGCGTCACGGTCTTGCCGTCGCCGACTTCCTTGCCGTCGTTCTCAAGCGACACGGCAACCTTCTCAAGCTCGGCGATCACGCTCTCGGTGATCTCGTCGAGGTCGTCGAACTCGTCGTCCTCCTGAACTTCCTCACCGTCCTTATCGGCCGCGAACTCGTCGCCAGCCGGAGCCTCGGCGGTGTCAGCCGCGACCTCGTCGCCACCCTCGGCGGACACATCGGTGTCCTCGGCATCGCCCAGATCGTCCTCGGCGCCGCCATCAACGGCGTCGTCGCCCTCGGCATCCGGATGATCGCCGTCGATCTCGGACATCAGCGCCTCGAACTCGGCGGTCAACTTCGCGATCTCGTCCTCGATATCGCTCAGGCGCTCCTCAACCTCGCCCTCGGCTTCGTCGCCCAGATCGCTCTCGGCCTCCGGGGCCTCCGCATCACCGGCCAGATCGTCGGCAATGGTCGCGGCATCGTCCTTGACCGCCGCATCACCCTCACCATCGACATCGGCATCTTCCGCGTCGTCGAGATCGGCCTCGGTGAAGTACTCCTCGGTGGTAATCTCGTCGTCCCAGCCTTCGTTCAGAACGACTTCCTCGCCCTGACGCAGGGATTCGTGAATCTGGCGAGCGCGCTCGACCATGAACTTGTGGAACAGCGCCTCGGCCTTGTCCTGCTCCTCGTTCAGAAGGTGGACAATCGCCTTCTCAAGAATGGACCGCATAATCAAATTCTCCCAAAATCGGTGCTACAGACGGGTTAAGCGTCGTGCGTATTTAGCGAGTGCGTTTGGGAGGCCGCCGAAAAGGTCCAAAAACCCCGAATTTCGATTTCCGTGCCCGCAATCCGATGCGGACGGGCCGTAAATACGGTCATGGACGGGCAGCAATGGGGGTCCATCGTCGTCCTGCACGACGCGGAGGACGGGGCCGTGATGGACGAAATCGAGGAGATGCTGGCGGCGCGCGGCGTGACGCGCTATCGCCGCGATTGGTATGCCCGCTTTGGCAAACCCGACATTCTGATACTCTCGCTCCCGCGCGGACATGAAGCGGAGGCCGCGATGCTCGCCATGCTGCCGGGATGCGTGGCCGTGCGGCGCCTTGATTAGAAACCACGAAAACTAGTTGACAGCACCATATTGAATGGTATGGTCGCGCTCAGAGGCAAGGAGGCCATTTGATGTTCACTCCCGAGCGCCTGTTGAACATCGCGGTGGAAGCCGAGCGGCAGGCGAAGTCCAACCCGGCATCGGCCTTTGAGGCGCGGCGCACCGCGCAGGAGGCCATTGCATGTGCCGTGTGGATGGAGAAGAACGGCATCCCCGAACTG